CTTCTTCTTCGCTTTTTTTTTCTCGTCTTGTCTACCTCCCATCGCCTCAGTCATGGCCTCAACTAATATCGGTAAATCTGTTACCTCTATTTTGCTTAACCACTTATCCACATCCATAGTAAACCTCATCCCGTTATGCTCACAGCCCTCTTCGACAAAGTAAAAAATAAGCTCAGGTATTAGAGTTACATCTGAGGCATCTACCTCGGCAACCTTTACACCTGTGTTTTTTTCAAACTTTCTCCAAGCTCTCATGCTAGCGCGCATTGGGTACGTTACGTTTGCTACAGTTATATCCATGAGTCTATGAAATTACTTCTCTTACGATTGTTTCAACCACCTGGATTGAAGCAGTAAATGTGGCATTGTCTTCGGTGCCACCAGTAAGCTCTAGGCTATCAATGTAACCCTTCACCTGGTAACGGTAATCTCCTGTATTTTCAGAAGCAGCCTGACCTATTACATGAGTGAAACGGAAGTCACACTTAGTCTTGTTAAGCTGAAAACCGCTTAGTGCCTCGTAGCCTGTGCCAGCAGCTGAGTCAGTTGCGTACATAGCAGAGAAGCTCATAGTTGCTGATATCATTCCTGGTAATAAAGCTCTATAGCCCGCGTTAGCTTTTACTGTCGAGTCTTTCATTTCAGTCGATACAGAGATAGAGCAATCTGTAATGTTGTCTACTATTAGCTCTGTACCGCCTTCTGCTGCGACCATTATTCGAAGGTCGGAGCCGTTAATTATTCCTGTTGTTAGTGCCATTTTATTTTATTTTTTCTTTTTGTTTCGCTTATCGCCGCCGACCAGCATTGTAATTAAAGTGTCTAACCAACCGAAGACCTTAACAGCAGGTGCATCAGATGGCATTAATGAGAAGACTGCTCTGAGAGCAACCATAAGAGCTACTACTATAGCTTCCCAGTTTTCTAGTATAAAATCCATTTATGTATTATTTATTCTTATTTTATAATCTTGAATAGCTACCCATATTGAGCGCTCTGGATTTACATCCATTTGCTCGTTTATGTAATTAATTGACTGGATTGCCACGCCTCCAAAGGTGCCGTTTTTTCTATCTAACGCAGCTCTTACAGCTACACCTAAATCTATGGCCGTTGAGTAAGTAGTATTAAAGCAATACACTTCAATGCTTGCCTCGTCAATATTGCCGTTCTCCTCTTTAGTATCTGTAGGGCTATTGCTAACTACAGAATAAACTAAGTATGGCTGGCTCTCGTTTTGTGGAGCTATCTCTGGGTATATCTTAGTACTCACAATGTCAGTAACTGCCGTTACATTGCTTAATATGTTATATATCGCTTTACCTACTACCATTATGCTGCTTTGATATATCTCGCAAATTCCTTTCTGTATAGAATTACTTGCAGTTTTCTCATCCTTGAGTTTGTTGCCTTCATGCCTCTGCTAAATACGCCAGCGTTTTGTGTACGGTGTTTACCTCCGAACCTAGGCCCAAAATCTCCCTTCTCTACTATGTGAGCGTACCAGCCGTCCGAGTATTTCTTTGTTTTTCTACGGCCTATGCTATTAGTCCTTGGCCCTGCTAGCACGTTGTTTCTGCTTTTATCTGGCAGCCATGTACCAGCGGAGCGCTTTAACTGACCTGGTTTTGTCCAGGTGTAAGACTTACCATTACTTTTATCAGTGTGAGTAACTCTAAATTTATTGCCTTCAAATCTAGTGTCTTTAATGTTAGACTTTAAATAGTTAGCATAAACATCACCTACCCTATGGCCAATATTTTGCAGCTTAGTGCTGTCACGATCACTCCACTTAGCAATTTTGTCAATCTTTCTATATAGCTCGTTTAAACCCTTTATTGAAATAGCTTCACTCATTACTCAATTATTTCTGTAATTAAACGAATGCGCTCCTGCCTGCCTACTTCATGGACTCCTAGAATAGTGTAGTTTTTACTATCGTAATTTATACGGTACCCTGCTTTAGTTGCTTTAGTTGTAGAGCTGTAACGAATATTAAAAACAACTTTATTAACGCTGACCATTTGCTCGCCGCTGTTTTGCTCCACAGCAGCAGGCTTGCGCTCTATCTGTGCCCAGCACGTAGCAAAAGTACCCCAGCTCTCTTCGCGCTCGCCATAGGCGTTAGCTGAAAGCGTAGGGCTTTGTATTGTTATCCTCCTATCTAATCCGCCTATATTCATTTATTAGATATGATTCTATAAGGATTTAGCAAGGCAGCTACACCTAAAGGCATCTCTGCTGTGATTGTGCCAGTTATTACTGCGCGCCTGTTTTCGTAGTAGTGAGCTACTAGCATTTTAACGGCATGCAGTATAGGGTCTGCTGGAGCCTCTCCTAGTGTACCAGAAATAGTTACTACGTTAAAATCATCATCGTAGGCATCTGGTGGGCTATCAAAATTAATACGCCCAGGCTCGCGCTTAGTATCGTACCAGTATTTTGAAGTAGCTAAAGTCTGCGTAGCATTTGCCACGTCTTTATATGTTACACCTGTTATAGTGTTTATTGGGCCTGTAGAAAACTCACAGTTATAAAAGTCATCTAGGCTAAGAGTGAAAGCAGAATCTACAAAATGCCTGTTTGTGTAATCCTGGCAATGTTGTACAGCAGCATTAATTAAAGCTGTTATAGTTGTATCCTCATCGCTATGGTCTACGCGCAAAAACTCCTTAGCTGTTGAGAGCGGTAGAAGTGTTGTACCTGTGGGCTGTGTAGTTATTTCTAGTTTCATCTGTTTAGTATAAAAAAAGGGCGGGCGCTAAACCCGCCCCCTTTCATTTATCTTCTAACTATTACGCAACGAAGTCCTTAATACGAGCTAGAGCGCCTGCTTGGCGTACACCTGCATCATAGAACTTATTAACGTGTAGAGCTATTCTAGCTGTTCCTGCATTGCTGTAAGGGTCAACTAAGATGTCTACACCACCAAAGAATGCTAATACCATTCCTTTAGACCAGTCACCAAAGCAAAGATCACCCTCGTCTGCTGTAGAGTCTATTAGATTAGGCGTAAAGTGTGTAGTAAAACCGTCAACTTTATTATCGTTCATTAAAGCGCTAATAGAAGCTACTGCTGCCTCACCTTTAAGAACGCTCATAGCTGTAGGAGAAAGTACAAACTGCCCGTTAGCTAAATCTCCGCCAGCTGCTAGTACTGCCTTCTCTACTGCATAAATGTGAGAAGCTGCGATAGAGCCGTGAGATAAGTTACCCTGATAACCAGCTCCAGCTACTGCCTTAGCAAATACATCCTTGTCAATAGTTTCGTTAATACCTGCTGCTAGCTCTGCTGCAATCATGCTATCTACTCCAGCACCACCCTGTAGGATAAGCTGCTTTGAGAATAAAGTATGGTTAGCTACACGTGTTGGAGAAAGTGTTAACTCATCTAGCTCCATTCCTGACGCTGCATCTGCATCCACTTCGCCTTCTGCTGTTCCTACTGCTTTCTCAGACACTCTAGGGAACTTAATGTTTCCAGTAGCATTAGTGATAGTAGTAACTCCTACTCTCTCCGCCATAGTTGGAGCGCGTAAAGCCTCAATTAGACCGGGCACCTCAGTAGCTACATATCCAGAGCCATCTCCAGAACCTGCCTGGAAGTTGTCAGCACCACCAGCACGATATAAAGCGCTCGATGGAATACCGATTTGACCGCTCATCTGTAAGCCTCTAGAGCCATACTCTTTAGCTGCCTCTTGTGCCCACTCTGCCTCTGCACCTTCTAGCGACTTTCCAAAGCTAGCAGCCTGGATAGCGCGAGATAGTGAGAAGTTACGGTTAACCTTATCAATTTCTTTAGTTTCTGAAACACCCATACCGCTAAAGCTAGCTGTACGTGCAATCATATCCTCGTGCGCTTTTCTGCGCTTCATCTTGTTATCTAGGCGCTCAATCTCCCCCTCAAGGTAGTCTGCTCTAGTTTCCTCTTCATTTGTCAGCTCGCGGCCTTCACTCTCAGCATTCTCTATCATAGATACGTGCTCATTATAAAATTTACCACGAAGCTCGTTTAACTCTTTCAAGTTCATTTTACTTCTGTTTTTAGTTGTTTTTTTAACTTCTTTATTGTTATCGCTCGTAGTATTTTCTACAGCGTTATCTATTTGCTCTGGCTCAGTTTCTTCATTTCTAGCTACTAAACCATGAGTGTCTTTATAAGCTGGGTAGGTTACTGGGCTAACGTCTAATAACGTAGCTACCTTATCTACACTTCTTACTGTTCTATCCTCGCTCCAGCTCTGCTCTGCAATTGTAAAGGCAAAAGAGCTTTGTGAAATATCACCACGCTTTACGCTCTCATATAAATCCTTAGCGTACTGCTGCTCACCTAGGTGTACTCTGTACTTTAGGCCAGTATCATCTAGCTCTAGCTCTAGGGTGCCTGCTCCTGATCTGCCGAGAATAAAATCTGGATTGTGGTTCAATAAAGCCCTGACATCATTTTGCATAACATCATCAAAAGCGCCCCTAGCAATAGTTTCCTTAAAAGGGCCTATGTTAGTTTCGTTATCATAAAGCGCTGCATAGCCCTCTATAATCATATCATCACTATCGCTCCTAGCCTCAATCGTGCTAGTGCTTACTGAATAGTGAGCGCGAGTTTCAAGCTCCTCTCTATTCTCCTGGCTCTCCTGGGGTGTCGTTTTCTCTTCCTCCATTGTTGTTGTTGTTTGATACTGCATCGCTGTAGTCTTCTATTTTATTTAGGGCTATTTGATTTACTTGTACTAAATGTACGTCACCCCCATCTATAGGATTTTTATCCTCTTCTGCCCTAACCTCGTTTATGCTCATAACTCCACTTTGAAGCATCTGAGTAAAGAAGCCAGCGCGGGCATCCATATCTCCGCGGTATAAATCATTAAGATTAAAACGAGAATAAACAGCAGGTTTGTCAAAGCTTGGTATTAGCTTCTTATCTATTTCCTGTTGTATTCTCTTAACCCATGGCTGGATAGTATGTCTAGCAAACATTAGATTTTGTTGCTCTACATTGTTGTAAGTTTCTGAGCCTGGTAGTTGGACGAGGGCTGCGGGAACCGAAAAGATTCTGCAGATCTCTTGCGCTTGAAATTGTCTAGTTTCTATAAACTGCGCCTCGTCCGGTGCAATAGATATACGCTGGTACTTAAATCCAAACGGCATAAGCTTAGTGCCTGCATTAGCCGCCCCGTTATTCCATGAGCCTTGAATGATATCCATTTGCTCTTTCTTTAGTGGCTGGTCTGAGGTTAGTACACCAGTCATCTGGCCACTCTGGCCAAAATACTCAGAGCCGAAATCCTGTGCGCTTTTTGCTAGCCCTAGATTTTCGCGGTGTAATCTAATTGGACTCATGCGGAATAGGTTGCATATAGTTAGCATATTCTCTGGCCTAACTACTCCGTAATCCTTTACGGTATAAACTCGCTCATCCTGTACCTGTTTTAAATCTACATCTGTAAAATGTACAAAGATTAGTCTATTTCCATACTCTCTCTCATCGCGCTCAATAACAGCATAGCCTACTCCATATAGGAGAGCGCTTGCAATAATTGTTTCCCAAAACTCATAGGGTGTCTGCTCTTCATTAGGCTTTACTGTGCAAAGGTCGCGCGCTGGATGAACATTGGCTACCTCTACTCGGTTGCCCTTTCTTACATATAACTCTAGCCCTAGTGCTGCTATTGTAGAAGCTATTTTGTAAACACAAGCGTAAACTGTGCTAATTGCTAAGGCGCTGTTTTCATTTATAGAGGCTCCGCTTTTCGTCATTGGAAACAAACCGACGTTCTGAGCTACTGTGTTGCTGTCGTATTTTCCTATGCGAGCGCGGAACAAACCTCTAAATCTTTCTGCTAAGGTACTCATGCGCGCGTATTATAATACAAAAATATCAAAACTCCAAATTTAAAGTGTTAAAATATCTAATATAATATCATCATCTCCATCAAGTTTGTTCTGGACGTAACTGTTTAAAGCTATTATAGAAGCTATTACGCCATCAACTTTCTTGTTTTCCTTCTGCTCTTTTATCACTCTTTTGTTTTCGTTGTTGTCTGTATAGACTATAGCACAACCAAACTGCCAGCGTAGGCATCTATTACCTCCATGTATTACATTGCCTTTCATTATCTCCATCTCCATTTCCTTAGTAGGGCCGTTCATACTAGTGATGTTCTGAGCCATAGGCTGCATCTCTATATCATTCTCAATTAACTCGCTTACTATGTAGGTAGAAAACTTAGGATCATAACCTATCTCGCGTACATCGTACTTCTCGCAGGCATCTAATATGTGCTGCTTTACTATTCTATAATCA